CATGGACTGTCCAAAGACTTAAAAGTCTCCGAACAGATTTGATTCGGCAAATGGGCCGTCTTGATCCTCTTACCTATGTAAAAAAAAATAGGAAGGGGCAGTGGGCCGGTATTATAGGTGCCTTGTTCCGTCTTTCTTTAAAGAATGATGGAAAACATACCAAGGTGGTCCTGGCAGCGCTTTCTTGCTACACAGGATTTAGACCTACCGAACCTACTCTAGAACATATCGTAGCCTTCCACAAGTCTGTGGAAGATGGAGTAGATAATAGCTCCAACTCTCCCTTGGGAGAGGCGTTGGGTGTTCTAGCAAGAACCACGCTGGGTGTCTTGGAACCTGGAAAGGTTCACCGACTGGTTGAATACCAGGGTTCACCGGGGAAGAAGTCACCCGGTGTAAATGGCTCCGTACCTCAAAATGATTTTCTTGAGGAAGAACTACGGTGGCTAAATGTGGAGGCTGTGAATCGCAGATTTGGTGAAGTTTACGCCAAAACTTACAACTCTGTCCTCCATGGTCTCAGAGGTCTTGACCTTCTCGCCGACCGAACCTACATGATTGGAAAAACCCATTATCATAAGGGTCCCAAAGATGAAGGTTGCTACTGTCCAACACGCTTGTTACCGCCTTTTGTGGGTAATGTAGCACCACTTGTCAATGACGGTGGTTGGAAAGTACGGTGGATCGCAAACCCTTTACGATTGCACCAACTGGCCTTACGGCCACTTGGAGAAGCCCTGTTTAAGAGCTTAAGGCAATTGCCTTGGGATTGTACCTTTGAGCAAGACAAATCTCTAAAGTACATCCAGGATCACATTAAGGCTAACCGCATGACTTATGCAGTTGACCTGACATCAGCAACGGATAGGTTTCCTCTTGGACTACAAATACATGTCCTAGAATCAATTTATCCGATTAATGAACATGTGCTGCTGTTTCGTGATCTATCTAGAGGAAGGTGGAAATCACCTTATGGTGATGTCCGCTGGACTAAGGGTCAGCCAATGGGTTTATACCCATCTTTTCCGGCTTTCGCCTTAACTCATGGTATACTTCTTCTCCACCTTAATGGTGGTAAACATCAGAAGAAGTTCTTTGTTTTAGGAGATGATGTGGTCATTCTTGACACTCATCTATACCATAAGTATCGTGCTACTCTAGATGAACTGGAGTGTCCGGTTTCAGAAAGCAAGTGTATTGCCAGCCGATTTGTAACTGAATTTGCTGGTAAAATAATCACTGCTGAACACGTGTTCCCGAAGTTTAAAATAGGAACCCGTGATTCTCACAAGGATGCCTTCTTGGATCTTTGCCGGACATACGGTCAAGGGTTTAGGTTCTTCCTACCTAAGAAAATTAGGCAGGTATTCGAGAAGGTGGCGCATTTGTTGCCGCCCTGGGGTGCAGATCAAACGATCAGTGGCCCCGCTCTATCTTACAAGGAGAAAGTTATCCTGACAGATAGATTCTCTGAGCTTCAATCCGAGCATACAGGTGGGAAGCACTATGTGAGCTTCCTTAGTTTTTTAACTGATAATTTAAGACCAGTCAGAAAGACTAGCCTGTACCACCGCCTGGGGAAGGCTGTGGATCAGTTGGTTAGCGAATTCGACAGAAAACGCGAAGGTGCAGCCAGAAAGATTGCAATCCCCCTTGTCACCCGACTTATAACTTCTAAGAAGGGGATAAAAAGGGCAAAAGTTCCGGATCTTGAGGGTTTTCCTCTTATACATGAGGACCTCACAGATATTTTGGAGTTAACGCGTAATAGCGTGCTCCCCGCACTTGGAACCGATATGACAAGGATGTCAGAC